CACCAGGGCCAGCCAGCCACCAGGGCCAGCCAGCCACCAGGGCCAGCCAGCCACCAGGGCCAGCCAGCCACCAGGGCAGGACCCATACTACCCTATAGGGTGGGGTGCCGCGTGGCGTGGCTGGTCCGCTGGGGGCTTGGGCTGGGTTAGGGTTTTTACCTACTTGCGCTGGCGGTGCGTTTTGTGGTAGGCGGCCTACCTACAAGCCCCCGGTCCAAACACTACTTCGAAAGGCTGTAGGCTGCTCATCACTGCCGCATGGGCACGCATACGAACACCACTCCTCACAACTACGCTGAGTCGTATGGAACCAAGAAAGATCGCGCACTTCATATCGTGCGGCGGCGCGTAGTAGGCGTTCCAATTATCGCCCTCACATCGCATGGTAAGTCTACCCGCTTGTATGTCTGTACTCATATCGCGTCTCCATGTGGATACATCACCTTATGCTGACGCAGTAGCGACTCAGCAATCCTCGCTTGTAACGCCGGCCAGTCAGTGTTGACGCCGCCACGCTCAGCCACTTGGTACGCTGAACGACAGACATCGTTCGCATCATTAAGCGCGTCGCTGAGCTCCCTTATCTTCACCAGCTGAGAAGTACTGTCAAGTTCTTCCGTGTCTGTGGGGGCGCTTTCAAACAGGGCGGTCCCTATGCTCTCCCAGCTTATCCACCAATTATCGGCAGGATCTCCACCGTCGAACGACACCTTCTCAGCCAACTTAAAGTGAACGCCTTCTTTGCTGATGCTTAACACCTGTTTGATGAGCGACGGCATTTCTAAATCCTCTGTTACTATCGTTTCTCGTTTATACATCACACCAGCCCCACCCACCCCGACACTATGATCGCCCGACATGTACCATACCTCCGATATGAGAGTGCTGTCCTTTATTAAATCAAACAGAGGCTTTGGGGGCTGGTAGAGATCGCCGTCCGCTATCCACACGGGAGCGTTTTCAGGCCAAGAATCGTCATCGGCCACCCACGCCGATTCCCCTGGGTATCTGTCGTGGTCGTCCCCCAGCTCCCAGCCATAGTAGAAATTGAACTCCTTACCATCTAACTGTTCGGCCTCTGGCTTAACCTCCAGGTGTCGTCTTAGCATGACTCTAAACTTCATGACTGTTCTCCGTTCTTCGGTGGTTCGTCCCACACCTCGCCTGGAGGTGGGGGTGTCTCTCCGTTCGCCGCCCGACGCACCTCGTCGGCGCAACGACGATATGCAGTCGCCGCAGACTCAAGCCCGGCGATGACAGCGTAGTTGAAGTTAAGAATGCGCAAACCTGCGGCGTGTGTCTCTCTCGCATCCGCCATCGCCTCGAAGCGGGCGGTAAGAAGTTCAGGAATTGTCATAATCGTTCTCCGGGTAGGTGGGCTCGTTACCTTTCTTGAAGACCTTCCACTTCTGGTCATACCCGCCGAGAGGCACTTTTCGTTGAACATACTCACCGCTAGCACAGATGTCGCGAATCATCATCGCACCGATTGGCTCGTAGTCATCTCTGATATGTGCCGTCTCGACCCCACACACCCCTGAGTCGTCAATTCGCTTTTTCAACTGTTCCAGTTCACTCATCATCGTTCTCCTATAGTATTGTCAGGCGCCGCCTATGCGTGCGGAACAGGTCCGCGCTTGCTTCGTTGCTCGACCATCATCTTCCGCAAGTCATCACGAAACTGTGGGTCGTCCTTAATCGTCATGCCTTCAGACTCACTGTTGATCGTTTCGTCGTGTCGCATCTCCAGTTGCGCGGCGGGCTCCTTCTCTATCACACCGTCGACAGTTCGGATGTACCAGTAGCATCTCCTCTTATACGCTTCATAACTACAGTTAAACGACATCTTGTTCGCCTCGTAGTAGACTTCTCTAAGTTTTTCCATCTTCTCATAAGCCGAGTTGAGGTTACCCACGAAAGCGAACTCGGGGTAGTCGTTGCAGCAGATAACGTGGACTTTGATAGTACTCATGTCTTCTCCTTCGCTTCAAACCAGCGGCCACGCTTGCCGCACAGATGTTCATTCTTGCGACATGTGTCGGCGAAAATATTGCGTAGCGAATTCTTTGATACGCAAAGATATCCACGTCTCAAGTGTGTGCAGTCCTCACAGTGTGGTACGGACAGCTTCCGTATAAACTTCTTGATGTACTTTAAGATCAATTCCTTCATATCAGTACGCCTAGTGATAGAGTCTAAACAACTTCGCGTGTCATAGCGCAGCCTCAAATACATGAAACACCAACGCCCCGCCGCCTAGCTGATAAGTGCCGATGTATTCATCGGGCGTCTCGGCCACACGCCGCCCGGTACCGTGCGTGATTATTCGACGGGGCACCTTTTTAGCGCATGGGTCAACCCACACCCATAGACACGGCGCCCCATTTTGCAGCTGAATGGTTAGTACTACTGCTCCGACAGGCATGTTTACAATCTGATCTTCAACCGTCGCCAGCGGAAACTTCCAAATCATTTTCATCGTCACACCTCCTCTACCAAAGATTTTCAAACGTTGTGCCAAGCGGTATAGACACACGCGCCACGTTGTAGTCGCACGCGGGAACCCAGTCGGCGCCTCTATCAAGGTTATGACAGCTGTGATGATATAGAGACCACGTAGCTCCCCACGCACTGACCCCTACACCAACGCGGAGACCTGCTTTGGTGGGTACGTCCGCCGTACCCTCGTAGTACGGCGCGACCTGTGCCATCACAGACTTATGAGACACATACACCGACAGATCTAAACTGTATACCGGCGGATCGCCCCTATAGGCCATCCACCCTGACGGCGCGTCAGCGCTGATGAAGTAGTCGCCGGAAACCTTAGCGCCAAGATCCACCGCCGACGCGTCGCAGAACGCCAGCATCCCAATAACTATCGCGTACTTGTTCATCGTTTGTCTCCTTTCATTATTAAATAAAAGCTACGCCAGAGCTCAGCGTCCACCTCGCCATAGTGCGCGGCCATTCTATTGGCGTCCTCCAACGTAAAATCATTCAGAGCTGCAAATAAAGATCCAGGAAATAAATACACCACCTCGCCGACACCGACCATGATCCAACACTGTACGCCGACGCTGGTGTAGTCACGGAACCAGTTTACTTGAGATGGACGCATCCCATGCTTGCGAAACATGCGGCTGGTGGGGCGCTTTACTTCCTCCTCCTGCTTTAGCTCTATCCACCCATCGTTCGCCCATATACGTCTGTCTGCGTAGTATATGTCTGGGTCTCCATCGCCCACTCTATTCTCAACTCTGCGTAAGATTAAGTAGGGGCTGAGTCCAGCCTTCACCTTACTCCAAAGACCGTCCTCGTGCTTTCCCATTATTCTTCCTCTCCACCAATGTTTCTCGGCGAACGCGCTTGGGCATTTCAACGATCCCTAGGCTCCTAGCCCGCTTAAGCGGTAGTGCTCGCGGGCTCTTACGATACATACCCGGCAGATGAACAAACACTTCGTCGGTTACAGGACAGTGAGAATAAACCACACTCCATCCGTTGAACTTCATAAGTTCATCTTCATCCCACGGGCGGGTCGTGTTATTCTCCCATGTACGGATAGGATTGTTATCAGTCATTTACTGCTCCACGTATTGGTTAGAGGGCTCCGCTGCTTTGCACTCTGCGATGAGTTCCTTGATGTGCGCCTTGGCGATAACTAGATACGCCGCGATGTGAGTCATGTGCCATTTGATCATCGCTTCTACCGCTGAACGACGAGACTTAGAAAGATTGTTGGCTTTGTAGTACTCCGGTAGAATTACCAACAGTATGTTAGATCTCACTTCGTCTGATATTTCTGGAGGGGTGTTGTCGATGGTCATCTCCATAGATCCGACTCGTATAGTGTACGTCGTACCGCCCCTACCGCGGGTCTCCAACAACTTCTCAACGCAGTGTAGAGCCTTCTCTAAATCAAGAACACCTTCCTTTTCTCGCGACACGTACTTGGTCGCGGTGTGTACTATGCCGTCTAGATCCAGCATCAGTGAAAGATCCCAATGCTGAAACGCGCTCTTGTAGTGGTTGCCGCCCATCTGCTTATCGTTCGCTGACATGTCAATTCTCCATTCTTATCGCGTGTGTATCGATGTCTCTACCATATCGCGGACCACGTAGTATACGTTCCGCTCCTCGGCCGTTCTTAGCATGTCGCCAGCGTAGGCGCAGTAGTTCGCATAGACGCCACACATAGATCTATTCCCCATGTTTATCTCTGTGTGACAAAACAGCATCCCTTCTATGCAGTCGGCCAGCTTAAGAATGCGCCGCTCATCTTCAGTAAGATCAATATCTGAAAACCCAGCCTTAGATAAAATGTCAAGTTCAATATCGTGTAGGTTGTTTATCTTTCGTTTGGTGGGGGCCGGTAGATCTCCAAGCTCTGCCTCAGCGGTATCGTGGATTAACGCCGCCGCCAATAGACTCGCACCACACCTACCCCCAGTCAGCTCCCAGCATAGAAATGCCACCCCCGCCGAGTGACGCCCTACTGTATCGGTGATGATGGTGTTGCATGTGTGATACCGTTTTACCAACGATCCACGCTGATATAGATTAAGCCTGTTTCGGAGCATTGCGCTTCTCCTGTACTCGCAGCAGCCACGCGATACACGCCGCGCGCCAGTCATCAGCCTGTATGCTACACGCGATGTCTAGAGCGTCGTCTATCATGCCGCTCTTGTACAACGTCCAAGATTCATACATGGGCTGAGCGGTAGACAAGAACATGTGTGTAGTGTACACCCCCTCTCTCGCCGGATGATCTGAGGTGAAGAACTTCACCAGATCCGTATCGTATATCGGCGCGCCACTAGCCTCCACGCCCATGGTGTAGAGATCCCAGTTACGCGCGTCGGAAGCCAGCGCACCGAATGAATCCGGCTTATAGATATCAGTGTATATGTGTAGATCATTACTGACATGAGTGTACGTGCCGACTGAGAATGCGCCAGCTCGTGCGACATACTCATGTAGAATGCTAAAGTGAACAGCGTTCGCGCCGTAACACCCCCACACTATGTCGTTAGAGCGACAGCACACGGTCATATCCAACACATCCCCGAACGTTGAAAAGTAGATGTGTGTGTTACACGGCACGTCCGGACCACCACCTACGACTTCCGGTATGTCTACAATTGGGTCCCACATCGATATCACTGCGCGACGTGAGTTGGGGTTCCGTATAAGCTCGTCTATAACAAACCTGATCTGATCACGACAAAAATGATTTCGCCACCTGTGACCATAGGCGCCGTGAATGACACCGCTACCTGGGCGACTGTATTCATGGAATCGCTTATTAAAGAGTAGCGGAAACTCTAAATCCTGGCCGCCGTAAATCATCCACAACGACTCCATGAAGTGAAAGAATGGATTAGCGTTTCGCATGGGGGAGAACAGCACGCGCTCTAGTGGTCGGCTGTACACGGTGGTCACTGGCTCTGGAAACGCCAACACCGCACCGACACGAGACGTCTTGCTGCGCAGTTCATTGGGGCTGTTTCTGCGTTCATCTAACATCTCCATCGCTTGAGCGAAAGCATTGTTCACGTTCGTCGCATTTATTACTATCATTTAGTTCTCCCTTCGTATCTTTGTTTGGGTCTACCTTCTCCAAGTCTAGCTCGTTCGTACTTATCAAACTCGCACAGACAATTCTGTAGATCTTGAGCGTGGAGCTTCGGCATGTTCGCCGCACTCACCAGCGGTTTGATCTTGGCGTGTAGTTCTGCATGACACTCTCCCCACTCTCCTTTCTTAAAGGGTGTGTCAATTCCACGCTCCAGCATGCGATTCATGCCGCGACGACTACCGGGGCCATCAACGGCGAACGTGTACCAGTCAGGCGCGCCGCGTAGTACGGTGGCGTATTTGATGTCGGCTATTATCTGCCCCGCCATGAAAGTACCGATGCCCTGGTACGAAGTTAGCCGCTCACAGAATCCGCTGAGAGACTCATTCAGCCTTGGTCGTATACTGGCTCTGTCCTTCCACAGCGGATCCAACACTTCGTATACTATGTAACTGAGCTTATCCATCTTGCGACCATTGGTGCTGACAATGTACGCCGCATTAAACACGTTGAGGCCGTCTGACTCTCTCTGGCGCATAGGCACTAGAAACCTATCGGGTCTCCATGGTAGGGGGAACGATAGCTCCGACAGTGAGTCGGGTAGATTTATAAGACGCGCCACCACCATGGCGAACCATAGATCTCTGTTGTCGTCGTGCGGCTTCCTCCAGTTATCCGCTATCCACTTAGTCACGGTGTCTAGCTCACGATACACATTGCAGAACCGATACTGCTGAAGTATAGGATCTCTGGTCCACGGTTTAGGCTCGCCGCTAATCTTACTAACGTATATGTCGTGTCGTGATATCATGAATCGCATTAAATCTTTCACGCGAGTCTTGTTCATACCCGACTCCTCTGTTTTTAGTCGCTCTCCTCACCAGACCGGACTATCTTTGAATGACGCACGCCATTTTTCTACCTGCTCCATACTATAGAATCTTAACCTAAGTTCGCCCTCTCTTGTCTTGGATTTTTTGACGGCAAACAAACCGTCGAACCTTTCAATCAGCTCGCCCTGCGCTCTTAGCATGGCGGGTAGTCTTTCCTCGTACGGACCATTACCGCCTTTCTGGTAGTGTGTTCGAAGTGGGTGGCCCCACTTGTTGATCAGCACTCTACCATTGACGAACAGATGCGCCGCCGTCAGTGCGTAGTCCTCGCACGCAGATTCGTTACTTTGATTCCACGCGAGCTTCTGGTTCTTTATAGCTTGCACCTTACCACACACATATCCAACGTCTGAAAACTTCTTAGCGCGAAACGCTGGGTTTTCGTGATTGCTAAACCCAACGATGAACGAGTCACGCTCTTCTGCCTCTTCTATAGAATCTTCTACTATGTGCTTATAGAACTCACTGAACGATACGCGAACGCTCAGCGTACTTTGCCACGCTGCACGGGTGGCCATATTCTCTCCGGGCTTCAACTTGATCTCGCTATTGTTCTTATAGAACTTCAACTTCGGCATTATGAACCCGCGAACGTTGTCATCCAACTGTAGACACCACTCGCCCTTCTTTAAATAGCCGCGCGCAGCTTCGCGCGCCACGTTCACCCCATCTTCGTCTCCTATAACAACAAGGTTCTTGCGCCGAGTAGTCTTCGCGTATTCCGAGTACTCATACTCTCTCACTATAACTTTATAGTTTCGCACCCCACATTCGTCCAACAGCTTTGGAGTCATCATGCAGTCGCTGCGTCTCCAGCTAGGTATGAATATCTTCAGCATATAAACCCCCTCATTTCTTGCGTTCCCAGTCTCTCCACACAGGCACGGCGTACGACTTACCCTTACACGCTTTATCTAGTACCTCTAAATCTTTCGCGCTTGGCTTTGGTAATTTTGCGCGTCCGGAGTTGTCTGGAAGTAGTCCGTTGCGGAACGTTATGTGATCGCAGCCTTTGCACGCCCCGAAGTCCCGCATACCGTGAAACAACTTTCGGCGCATAGCATACATAACGTCGCCGAGCCATAGTTCCTCTATGTTCGTTTCGTTAATGTTACCCACCTTTAAAACACCGCGCCAGTCGTTGCAGCATCCGGCGATCCGGCCGTCGTACCTTATGCTGAGCTCTCTAAATGGCTTGGCGCACCGCTTACCCACTTGTTCGTTGTTAGGTGGCGCGGCCGCGCCACAATGATTATTAAGTTTTGCGTGGGTGCCTTTGGAAGCGGTGCGTATGTCCTGCACCACAATCAGCACGCGCGAACTCAACGGACGCCGAATGTGTGGATTACCAACGGGGCCGCAAGAAGGGTAGTCGTACATCTCAAACCCCTCTACGTTGTCGCGGCGTAACGCATCAACGATTTTATCTACGATCTTAACGCCTTCATAGTTATCTAACGCCAGCACGTTCAGTCCAGCCTTGAATAAGTTTGGGATCCTGGTGGTGGCGTCCTTTAACAACCCCCCGCCGTTTGATGTCATCATTATGTGATTCTTTGGTAAGTGTTTTCTAAATGTAGAAACTATGTCAAGCATAGATGGGTTCATGGTCGGCTCGCCGTGCATGGCAAGCTCTATTCGGCTACGCCACCCCGCCTCTGCTATTTGCCGCGCGGCGTTCTCCGCTATCTTTATAGTCATAAATTTAAAATTTTGTCCAGGGCCGCCACGTATCCCCCTTAATCCACAAAAATCGCAGTAAAGATTACATCCTTCTGTCAACTCAACTTGTATGGCAAACGGCGGGTGCTGTTCATACTTCATGTTCCTGTCCTCCTGTCGTTGTATAGTTCTTGCAAAGCCAATTTAAAATCATTCTGCGTGCGATTCTTCCTACGCAATACACTCATTACATATTCATCTACGGTATCCTTAGCAATAAGGTAATGAACGCTCACAATCTTACTAGCCGCCCCCTGTCGTGCGATACGTCCGGTACCCTGCTTGAACATCTCTAGATCCCATGGCAGGGTGAACCAACACACGTGACTACACGCCTTCTGTAGATTAAGACCACGGCCGGAAGACTGAGGCTGTGCCAGCAGCAGCTCTATCTTGCCGCTGTTCCACCGTCGTTCTATGCTCTCCAGCTCTTTCACCTTGCCTTCTAACACCACGGCGTTCTTAAACCGCTTCAGTATCCGCTGTCGTTCGTGATCAAACTCATACAGTAGAAACAGCGGCTTTCCTTGTAGTGATTCAACAAGCTCCTCCAGCGCCACAAGTTTATCGTCGTGAATAGATATCCACTCAGTATTGCTTACCCGCTCAGACTTATACAACGCCCCGCTTGTCACCTGTCTACACTTCTGCATAGCGACGGCCGCGTTAGCCACCTTGATCTCCTGTCCTCTAAACACTGAGAACATTTCGTCTTCTATTTCGCGGTACACCCTACGCGCCCCATCGCTTAGATTAAAATAGATAGGATTGGGAAGCTCCTTGGGTCTCTTTAATCGCGGATCAGGCTGAGGCCTACATATAACCCCGCGTAGTCTTTCATATATGAGCTTGTCTGCCCCTGGCTGTAATCTCCAGTCATAGCCTTTGAACCCGGTCGGTTGAAAGTACTTATAACGATACTGAGTAACATACTGCCCGAGCGCGTTACCCATGTCTACTATGTAAACCTGCCCAAACAAATCAAGCAACCCTTTAGGGGCGGGCTCCCCGGTCATGGCCCACCGTCGCTTGAAGTACTTCAGCGCGACCTTAAGCAGCTTGAACCTCTTCGTCGTGGTGTTCTTAAACATGGTAGACTCATCCACCAACAGTAGATCGGGCTTTATCTTAGATATAGCGCGAGACTTTAGCAGCCACTCCAGCCCCTCCGGGTTGATGAGGTAGATATCCGCCGACACACTCACGAGCTTGTCTTTATCCTTACCGTGCAAGAACACCGTCCGTAGATGACGGAACTGAGCCCACTCTACTATCTCCAGCGGCCACGTCAGCTCGCACACTCTCTTCGGCGCCACCAGTAGCGTTCGCGATATAGACTTCGCCTTCATAAGACGTACGATAGCGTCTAACGCTGCGGCTGTCTTACCCCACCCAATGTCCATGACCACACCACCGCATCTATTGTCCAGTAGAAAGCGACTAGCCTCCACCTGATGACTCATCGGCCGGTATTCACGTATTAGTTTTCGCACGGACCCCCCTTTTTCTTACTGTATGAGCAGTAGCCGCACAGAAAGCCGGGGGAAGCCTTGAACTGCTTCTCTTCGAACATTGGCTCTATGCGCTGCGTCCACCGTTCTGCTAGCTTCTTATATGTTCTATCCTTACTAAAGTCACCGAACTTTTCAAGTTTGTTATGCTCTGGACCCAGGTCTACGTAGAATATTTCTGTCTCTACAATATCTGCGCCACCCAACAGCCCGACCAATCCGTACAGCTCCATCTGCATCCAATGATCTGGATACATCTTACCGGTCTTATAGTCAATGACGCGCAGTGTTCTCTCATCCGTCCAGTGGTAGGCGTCTATCTTAAGACGAAGCCAAGCGGTGCTTGCGAACCAGTCTGTGTATCCTGAAAAGTTCTCGGTGACGGCAATAGGTAGCTCACACACCACGTCGCCCCGCTTTCGCAGCGTGGTGAGTTCCTTTCTAAACAGCTTAAGCTCTGGTGCTAGGTTGGGTATCTCCCGCTTGACATACTGCTCGGCGTTCTTGTGGATCATGTCCCCTCGCGCCGCGTGGGGTCCTTGCACTTCGGGGATCTTGTCTATCACCTTGTATTTATACTTGCGAGCACACTGTTTCCACGTTGACCATCGTGAGTACGACCACGCAATAACCTTAGACATTTATCACCTCTCTTTAAACTTTTCCAACTCACCCCAGCTCCGCCCCCACTTGCCGTCACTCAGCATGGGTACGTCCATCTCCACCCCTTCCATCGCTTCGCGTAGCAGTTGCATCTCTCGCTTGGCCGCCCCCCTTGGCGTGCTGATATTGTTCTCGTCATACACCGTCACCAAGAACCGTCCGTCACGCTGGATCTCGCTGTAGTTTATGAGAGCCTGTTTAGTTACATCGGCCGCCGATCCTTGAATGAGGTAGTTCAGCAACTTGTATATGAACTCCCGCACCTCTCCGTTTATCTCGCGAGCTGGCTCTGGATAGTACTGTCTACCGCCCCAGGTGGTTATGGGGGCGCCGCTCTTGGCCAGATCTTTGATGTCTCTACTCAGTTCTTTCAGTCCTGGCATGGCGGTCAGTTGCAGACGCTTGATGTTCTTAGCGTACTCAGGAGAGCAGTTAAGTTTCTGACACAGACCTTCTATACCCATACCATAGATCATGCCAAAGTTTACGATCTTGGTTTCTCGTCGGTGCAGCTCAATGCCGCTGATCTCCTTGATCACCTGCCGAACAAACTCATGAACGTCCATCCTTGGCTCTTCGTTGTACTTATCCATCAATAGCCCGTTTTCAAAGTGAGCTAGAATGCGAATCTCCTGTTGGTTGTAGTCACGATGAAGCCACACATCTCCCTTATCCGGTAACAAGTAGATGCGAGTCAGCGGAAGCTCCGGCATGTTTAAGAAGGTGGGGTGTTCATATCCATCGTCCTTACCCTCAAAGCTCTTCGGTACGTTTAAGAAGTTCGGCGCCTTACTGCTTGGTCTACCCGTTCGCGTACCACTATACCCCGCCTCTGCGTTGCGCACTTGATTCCATGACGTGTGTATCCGCCCATCCCCCTCCCTAGCCTGTAGCAGCCACGGCCGCAGAAACGTTGACAGGCAAGTGGCCAGCCGAGAACGATACGCCAACACCTGATAGACACGCTTATCGCTGAACTTGTCGGGTGTCATCGTCTTCTTACTTGTACTGCGCTTACCTGTGTCGGTCTCCTTCCACTCAGTTACAATGCGACTCTTATTCAAAGCCTCGGCCAAGTCTACATCGCTATCCACGTTAAGATCGCTGCTCTTTAACCGCTTACGGATCCACTGATCAGCCTTGGCAAACGACGACTCATAGATCTCAATGTCAGTCTCCAAGCGTTTGTCGTCAACCAGTATCCCCTCGCGTTCATTGTCTAGCAGCATGGGCATGATGCGTCGCTCACGATCGTACGCCTTACCCATTCCGCGCTTCAAGATAGTTTTGTGAAGTAGCTTGAATAGACGGTGCGTCCGAACTATATCGCCGACCGCATACTTACCCACCAGATCACCGGGCGCCTTAGAAATGAACCGCCCCCACTTCCTGTCGTTAGAGCGACAGATCTTATGCTCCACAAGCCACCGTCTTACCGCGTCTCGTTCTTCTGGTGGCATATTAAGCAAACGCTCAGCGGCGGGCTTCAACTCCAACGAACGAGAGTGCGGATCATCAAGGAACAGTAGGAACATGGTATCATGATACATCTCCCACGATAAGCGACGGAGACCTAGATGCACCTCAGCCACGTCAACGTCAAACTTGCTGTTATGAAATATCATAGGCCGCACACCCCAGATAGATTTCAATGCTCTGGTGGCTTCTAGCTTGGAGCAGTTGTTACCGACGGGGTGACCCCACGCATAGTATCGCGATGAACGGGGCTTGGTCGTATCTACTATGGCGACACCCACCGGAGTAGGCGGGTAGTATGGGCGCGGCTGTATTTCTTCGGTTTCGAAGTCTATGACAAACATGGCTATCGCCTCACTCTATAACCGCACCCTTTTCTACGATAGCCAACAGGTGTCGCGCTTGCGAAATGGCGTCATGTAGTGCGTGGTGGTGTACGCCGGATCTATCAAACGCTACGTTGGGGTACAGATTTTTCAACGTGCGGTAGCAGCGATCGTTATAGAACTTCCAGGGGGCGTGCGAGAACGCACGTTCAAACGCGCTACGAAGTATCACATTATCAAACGACGCACCATTACCCCACACCCGAACAGTATCTTGATTGGAGATGGAAGTTATCCAACTATGCAGCTCCTCCAACGCGTCTACTATACGCAGACCCCCGCCACCAGTGAGCTCAGCGCGCGCCGACTCCGACTGCCTAAGCCACCATATAATAGTTCCCGCCTCAACCTTACCGCCATTCTTCATGGATGAATTAAGATCAATGTGCCGGTAGAACTCGCCGCCTAGCTCTTTCGCTAGCGGATCAAATGCCACCGCGCCTATCGCTACGATAGCGGCGTCCGAGCAGGCTCCCATCGTTTCTAGATCTATCATTATATGGTTCATGGTGTGATATCCTCCAACTTGATAAATCCCTCACCGATAAGTTTTTCTAGTGGAACCAAGAACCACGTCTTGAGTCGCCCATCTCTCTGAGAGAACGCATGTAGCTCGCTAGCGTTAACGCAGATGCCCGCCGCTGTGAACATTAGATTGTCAATCATACACACCCAGATGCAGTCGATACTATCCTCGCTGGTTTCCAGGTGAGACTTAGGTGGAGTGCGTCCGTTAGTGTGTACGCAGTTATCCGACAACCATTCTTCTTTACTCATGTCTTTCGGATTGATGTAGAATCCCATTGAAGCCTCCTTAGTGTGTAATAGTGCCTCGTCTTCTCAGCCCGCGGACGAGGCCACGCGGTCCACTACCACCAGCCTAGGAGAAATCAGCTGGCAGTCGCCAAGTTAAAATTTCCTAGCCCGTGTTGCTTTCTTGCCGGGGGTCCGCTTCTTCAACTTGCTCTTACTGCGCGACTCTTCTTCCTGCCGCCGTGAGCTGCGCTCCATCATCTCTTCTTTGGTAGGATATTCCTGGAATGCGATCTCCTCAGTTTTATTTTCTCGCAGATCTTTAACCATCTTCAGCATATCTTTATCTAGAGCATCTTCAACGGTGAACGTCACCTCATACTGAGAATTGCGATTGGGCTTCGTGGAAATGGAAACAACGACCGCCCAGTACGGCTTCCGCAGATCCTCCGCTACACTGCGCGCAAACTCAGTGAAGTTTTTCACGGACGTCACGGGGACCTTGAGTACGCCAAGCGACGGTTCACTTTCTTCGTCTTCTTCATCAGGGACCCACACCACAAGGCGTCGCGAATTCTTACACGCCTTACCACGGCCGGTCTCAGCAGAGCCGAACTCGTTCATCGGACATGACGCGCAGTCTTCACTCTGTGCTTCTTCCGATTTCTCAGACGGCTCCAACACATCTTCGTCACGCCCCAGCGCGTAGCATGTCGGCGGAAGTGGGTTGGCTTGGTCGTACTTTTCTGCGTAGTAGGTGTTCTCAAATGCGTAGTCAACAACCACACACGTTAGAACATTGCCCTTGACTTCCTTACCACCTACCGTCAGCACGCCTCCCTTCGTTGAGATCGACGTACCACCACCCCCGCGTCGTGCTTTCTCCTTAGACAGTACCGCGTCAGCTTCGCGAGCTAACTCGTCGGCCATGTCATCGTTTCGCTTTGATACTCTTGCCATTAGCTTTCTCCTTACCCTTCAGTTTTGAAAGTTTAACGTAGACTCGTGTGAACACTTCCACACCAGGGATCTTCTTGCCACTCTCCCATCTTTGCTTGACGGCTTTGGTGCTCAGACGCCGTTGTATCAAATCGAACGCGTCGTTCTTTTTGATGTACTTCTGAATCGCACCCCAGTTCTTCGGGGTCGGTATGTCTTCCCGCTCTATCTGAGCGCGCGCAGCTTTGCCAGATACTCCGGTAGCCTGCGACTTGGGTAGGTTATCTATGATGTGATTTTTAAGTTGATTTAGTCTCTCCTCCTTCAGCCCGATGACTTTGTTGAGATCCTTAATTTCTTCATCCAGCTTTAGCGCCTCGTCTGCACAAGACGCCAGACTCTTGGGTAGTGGCTTACTCATAGGTTCTGTCTCCCTTCGTTCGCCACGATTATGAACGTGTCTTCCTCTACAAGCTGCACGGTGAAGCCTTCAGTGTGCTCTGGGTGAGCGTGTAGAATGGTGAGTAGTTCTTTGAAGGCTGCTTCTGCGTCATCGACAGACACATCAGTGAGCAGCATGGAATCTTCCACCGCGTCTTCCAACAAAAGTATTTGATGTAGCTTCATGATGACGCCCCGGCAACCGCCGTGGTAAATAGAACACGCTTTGATTCTGATTGTTTCACTTCATGGTTCATTTTATTTTCTCCACGGTTATTTATCAAATGTGTACCCGTATCGCAGCGCCTCCTTTTTTATCTTATCACCCAGCGCGCCGAACACGTCTAGATCAGAAAGAGGTTGACTCTTGCGATATCCAGAACCTTTATTCATAGCTCTGGCGGATGGTAGTTCGTCATCACGACCCAACTTGTGCATGAGCTTCGGCCAGTCAGACTTAATGTGTTCTATACGAACAGTGACACTAGACTGCTTGCGCGCCGCCACGTTAGACGCCAACCATAGCTCAGCGCACACCTCCAACCTGTTACCGCGCGTCAGCTTAGAAATTCCGTAGGTCTCGTGATAGAATTCAAAGTCTATGTTTGAATAAATCTTAGACATGCTGGGGATGCATGCGCGTGGATCTCGTATCAGGTGCGCCACCACCTTAAACTCATAGTCGGATCTACGCTCTCCTCTATGAGCCTTGCCGCTCTTAAACCATGGGCGCCATGGATACCAGTCGTGATCTGGCGCAGTGAAGAAATGACTCACCACACCATCACGAAGTGTTATCTCATGACCTATATCCAGTCCTGTCTTTCGTAGAACACTGGCGAGGAATGTAGTGCCGCACCTGCCAGATCCTGTCACTAGCAGAAGCCGACTCTTCGGCACGGCAAGTTTATTTATCCCCATCTTCAATATGCGTGAAGAATATCCAGTGGTCTTCTCCACCTCGTACTCTTTTCTCATCTACATCGCCTCCATCTCAAAAATAAAAAGGGGGCCTTGCGAGCCCCCTTCAATTATGTAGGTGTAGATGACTTGTTAGGTCAGTTCAATAACACCCTGCTCTTCATAGAACTTGATGTTCTTCGTGGCCAAGCCTTTGGCGTAGGCGTCGCCTACAGTCTTGCATCCACGGATGATATCAAACCGCTCCGCACGACCACCGCGAAACACGACTTCCTTAGCGGCGGGTAGTACCTTGATGCGCAGCTTTTCATCAAGACCACGCTTGGCTTCGTCGGCGTCGGCGCTCTTCTTGGCCGGACCTTTCGCTTTGGTCGTGGGCTTGCCCTTGGTTGCTGGCTTACCCTTGGCCGCTGCGGGCGCCTTGCCCTTACCCTTGTGCGCGGCCACCCTAGCCACGTCCTCGTCATAGGTGGCTTTCTGAGACTTGCTAAGACGCGTTTTACCTTTGGCCTTAGGAGTCTCTTCCTCCTCTTCCTCTTCCTCTTCCTCTTCCTCTTCCTCTTCCAGGTCCTCTACCTTCGCAGCTTTCCTACCACGTTTGAAGGGGTTGGAGGAGGACGAAACAGCGGCGTGGCCGTCGCGAGCGGCGGCTTCTACAGCGGGGAATGATTTTTTCTTGCTCATGTTGTGTCTCCTAGTGTGTTGTTTAAAGAATCGCTTACCTATTTCGACAATCCGCTTTGCATCTACGGATCGTATATTCAAATTTACCACATAGTGAATCAGCAATGCAAGAGAATCAAATACGTCTGATAAAACGTTTGAACTCAACCGCTTAGACTCTACTTGCGTAAATGGAACCGAACATATACGAGCTCTACCAAAGTCCTGCTCCACCTCTACGATCAGAGGGGGCTTTGGCCACCCCACAACCTGTTGATAGCAGACGGAGAGCTTCATAGTCTTGCCCGCATCATTGATAGACGCACGCCTAGATCCTGTCTGCGCTTGTACTTTTCTATCAATGCTTCCGCTTCCGCTCTGGTGCGCGCCCAACCATGTACACCGAGTTCAAATATATAGTAGGTAACCGCAGAGCAGTCCTCTACCTTATCATACGTCACTGTGAGTTTAACCGCTTCGCTCATGCTACACCCCGCCGTTGAGATCCTTTAGCGCCTCCACCAACCCATCAAAATCTTCTTCCTGACCAAATACGTCGGCCAGCATGTACACCAGCTCTAGATCTGTTTCGTGCTCCTCTGCCAAGCTAGATAGATAGTGTTTGCGACTGGTATACCCATTAAGGACGTACACGCTAGGCGGTTCATCTACGGGCTCTACACTAAACTTAAAATTCTCGTGTACAGGAGGGAACACGACCTCTTCATCAGAGACTAGATAACGTCGCTCAGTATAGTTAAGTGGGAGCGCGTCTCGTTGACCACCGAGCATTACAGGACTAGCGAACTGGGGAGCGACTCTACCCTGCACATCGGTCAGGTTCTCACTAAACTTAGACGCTATGTTTGACGAAGGTTCGGGGTCCGTGGTGAATAGCCAGCCGCTTTCTTTGACATAGCTCCACTCGCCGAATATCTCTGAACTGCCATCTATGTCCAACGTCGCCACGGCGGTTGAAGTGAAGAATGGCATGGGGGCGGGCTTTACTTCACCGCCTCGGTCTCGAATATCATTCTTCCAGCTTTCCAAGCTACTGTATGTTTGTTTCTTCATGGTCGTTCCTTAGAGAGTGAAGTATCCGTAGGCAACTGCGCCGAGGATGCAGGACAGCAGCACGGCGTTGATGATGATGTCCTTCGCGTCTTTAAAGAGAGCTTTCATAGCAGTTTCTCGTCAACTATCTCCAAAAACTTCTTCACCTGGGCGTCCCTTGCGGTGTCCCTTGCGGTGTCCCTTGCGGCGTCCCTTGCGGTGTCCCTTGCGGCGTCCCTCGCGGTGTCCCTCGCGGCGGCCAGCTCATCATCTGTCGCATCGCCGTCTATGTGTCGTCTCACAACGCTGAGAGCGTTGATAGATCGCTCGTCTGTCATGAGGTGACGCACTTGCTCGGCACACCAGAGCGCGAATTCGCGCCACTGCCGCGCATACTGCGGTTCCGCTCTGCAGCACCAAAGCGCGTCGTCAAGCCCGTTGCTTTCGACTATCACTGAGTAAGGTAGCGGCTCGTCATCCGCCCGCGCTTTGCCGAGATGCGTAAGCAGTTTCTCCCAACCCTCGGCACAGGGGTCATGCTCACGGATACGGTTGAGCGTAGTAGTGAACGGCTTCGTTGGATCAAACTTTTTCATGGGAAGTTCTCCTTGTTCATTCGTTTGTGTCGTATCAAGCGCACTACGTCTCGCGGCGACACCTCCACCGCTCCGGTGTCAATGGCCTTGGCGCGCTTGGACTTGCAGATGTCAAAGTGTTCGTACTCTGTTCCGGCGCGCTGTATGTGTTTGCCGTCAACCCCGATCTTCTTGGCCATGGCCAGCAGTTCTTCGGTGGTGTCGGCAACCATGTGACACATGATCATTCGCTGGTGGGGTTGGCGCATGCAATCAACGTATACTGTCATCTCACTTATCCTCGCGGGTTAGCTGGCCGTGTGGTGTGTGGTGCTCATGATCGCCCACCTTGCCGACGCACGTATTAAAGAAGCCGCGTATGCCGTCTTCTCTGTGAATCGCCTGATAGTAGGTGTTGGTGTTAGAGACAGTGACTTTCTTAATACGAAGACCGTCTTCCTTAGCAGCTTTACTCCACACTTCGAAATCGTTGTAGTTCAAGCGCATGGTCGTTCTCCTTAGCGGAACCGATAACTGTGAATAACAAGTCCAGTCAGCAAGCACTCGCCGCGCTGAATACCGAAGCGAACACGGTCGGCGTGCCTAACCGGGCGCTCTATCCAATCGCCCACCGCGATTATCACGGCGGTATCCAGCGGGTGTCCGTAGCACAGCGCGTTCTGCACTGTATCGCCAAAGTGGCGACCAGAGACGCTATCAAGAAACGCACGCACCGATTCCATCGGCTGGCGGGTGGCGTCGGCTATGCTCTGCATAGCAAGCGGCCACGCTACTGACGCGAGACCGCCCATCGTGCCGTAAAAACCGTTGGATTCATTTAAGGATGCAGGGATGCTCATGGTCTTTCTCCTAGTTTGTTTGTCTACAAAACATAAACGACTACGTGGATAGCCGCTTATGCGTTGTAGGCTGGGCGTAACTCCAGCCACAACCACCACACGCTCCTGTCCGCCCTTCCTGACCTGACTTTCTGCGTGTGCCCCGGCGTATTACTAGCGGTCGGTTCGCTACCGGCTTTCGTCTGGTCCCCGGCTGTGTTGCCATGGGCGGTCCGTTACTCCACGTGACCGTTACTACACCAGCTTACTTCTGCCGCCCCTTGGTTGCCTTTGGGTTTCGTTGGTTGCTACCGGCTGCGCGGCCGGACCTTTTACGCTACCTTGGTCCCAAATTCCCCTTGGGGGACGCCCTGGCCATGAACCAGGGCATGGACATATATTACCACTATACAAGTGACAACGTACAACTATCTTTAGTTGAAAAACAGTCACTTATGACAACTGAGGTATTTTTATACAGTCACAGCTTACCCTTTTTGCGCCCCGCGTCGGCCCGCTCGCGGTCGTATAGGGTGGCCAGCCTTGGCCCGGACGTTTCCTTTACCAGCTTACCACCCGGATCGCGCACCACCCACAGGCGCGCCATACCTACCGACTCAGTTCTCACCGGACGCCCTCCACATACCTGTATAAACCCTGCCCGCTTCAGCTCGCGACCTAGCCCGTTCGCCGTCACACCCCGCTTACCCTCGGGGTCGTAGATCCGCAGTAGATCTTGATTCCTCCACAACGTGTATGGAAGTATGACGTTACCCACGCGCAGCACAGAATCCGGATGCTGCTTGAGCATGCTTATCCAGTCGCCAAGATCGCTCTTACCGGATACGATCATCTGTTGTTTACTGGCCGTCATCGGCGCAGCCCCCAGCGGGTTGAACCCTGAGAGATCTATGTTAAGCAGGTGATCAAAGATAGCTGGTCCGGCCTCTCCGCCATGCAGCCATGCGTCGTACTCAGTGTAGAACTCGGTAGGTAGTGGATCAACGGTTACTTCATGCACAAAGTAGCGGCGGTCGTTGTCTTCAATAAAGAATGAGTCGGGGTGGTTACTGGTGAATATGTAGTTGATGATGTCCTGTGTGGTGTAGGACGGAATGTACTTTGGATTCAACCTAAGCTGGCGTCTGGAGATCATATGCTTAATTGAGTCGGCCATGCCACGCTTGTCGCCACCTGTTATTTCTTCACCCATGGCGAACTGTATGTTCTCCGCCCATTCATTGAAGCTCTGCTTAAGGTGCGACTCCTCCAGCTCCACGGCGTTCTTACCATAGATCTTGAACATGGTATACCCGACCAGCGATTTACCCGTACCATGTTTGAGACCCCACAACACCGCCGAGGTGAAGAGCTTCGTGCCTGGATATTGTATGGGATAGGCGAGCCACTGTTCAAACCATACTCGGTCCTGCTTAGGGGAGCCGGTGAATAAATGATCCAGCAGCCTATTCCACAATGAGACCGAAGACTCTTTGGGCTCGCACCCCCACCCCGGCCACACGTTCAGTACGTTGTCAGAGACAAGCTCTTTGCCCGGTAGGTAGTCTAGGCGCTCTACTTCGCTGCGTCCTCTCCACTTTATCCATTCACGCGGCGCGCTCTTCTCAGTTGCCAGCGTGGCCCCGGTCTTCTTGTTCACGCTGTATTCCATGTAGGTGCGGGTGGCGTAGGCGTGATTGATGTAGTCAGGGACTGATATGCGCTGCTTGTTGTCAAACCTGTAAATGATCCCTGGGTTGCGAACGTACACTACTTCGGTGTTTAAGCGGTGCAGTTCTAGACTCGCTATGTAAGGCTCTGTTCCCTCCAGTAGCTCGGTTAGTGTGTCCGCTCCCTTGGCTACTATATAGTCGTCTAATCCCTGCTTCTCTCCGTCTTCTCTGGCGGGTAGTCTTACTATATAAAGCACGGCCCCCAGTCTTAGCAGCCTTTGCGCCAGCATGCCTTCAGCCTGTAGGACGTTAGGGTTCGTGGCTGCATCGGAATCAAACACTATGTAGACTGTTCTCTCTTTCCACGTTACTTCGGTGAACCATGGAATCATATCCATCTGATGCTTCGCGCTACGCCACGACCACACACCACCGAGACCAACAGTAGGATGATCGGTATGAATACACGCACATGCGGCCTTGAGCTCCCCCTCTGTGATAAGCAGTATTTCAGACGGATCCTTAAGTACCTTGCGCCAGTCTATCATCGGGGGCATGTACACCTCAGGAAGCGTGTCCGGGGGTTGCACGTAGCGCAGCGGCTTTGTGTCGGTGATACGTTCCAGCTTTGGGCGCGGATCACATAGATAACGATAGCGGAAGAATTGAGTGGGCTTGCCCGCCGCTGAGAAATAAGGAATCTTAAATCCCTCGCGGGCATACCTTATGGGTAGCTTCCTTGCTGTGACTGTAGTGTATTCTGTGATCTTTAACTGTGCCGCGTGACGCTTTGTTAACCCCGACCCCGCCAACTTATCTATGAATTCAGAGCGTGCTACCATGGATACTCCTTTACTGTTGTAATTCTTTAAAACTGCCGTGACAATGAAACACAATTTTATCCAGCGTGCGTCTTTTCTGTTTTGTCCAAAATCGCTGGATGAGAAAAACTGTGGTGAAAACGGACCCCATAATACATAAAATGTGTATTAGTGTATCGTAACGCTGGCGGGGCGGCAAGCTGTTTAAATTATTGATATATATACAATAAAATCGATTTTTGTAGACACCATCGTGACTGATGATACAGATACACAATTTTAGCCAAACCTTTTAAGGGTAGGTTATCTATTACTATCCCCCTCTTAGTTTATATATTTTTAGTATTGTGTATCAAAATAAGAATATTAGACTACACTCTTCCTCTTTTACTCCGATACACAATGAAACACATTTCCGCAACCCCTTGAGCCAGTTAACAAAATTGTGTATTTGGAACTTAAATGTAGCGGATCAACACGCGTGCGCGTATGATGTATCCATAAACTGCGGCACACGCCCCAGCCGCAGGAGGCGAGCAGCATGGCTACGGAAAAACGAAAGACGAAAAAGACCGCCCGAGTGGGGAAGGGGGAATCTACCACCAGCGAATCTCAAGATCTCTCTCAAGTTCTCAGTGTTCTCTTCGCGATAATCAACGCGTCTCCCGCTGACATGTACAACGAGCGAGGGATGCTGAAGACGCGAAAAGATTTGTCTGTTGAAACTATCATGGCTCTTGAAGAACTGGTGTGTGATCAACGTACCGGCAAGATCGTGCAGTTCCGACTGATTAAGAAGACGGTCGCTATTGAGAAGTTGATAGATCTGCTGCGTCCCACTGAGCCTGACCTTGGTGACGGGAAGAAGCCGCCCACGGACACTACGGACGTGAGGAGACAACTGCTGGCTAAGCTAGAGAAGAGACTCAATGGTAGCAACGGCGCAGCTAGTTCAAAACCTAACTGACGACGAGTGTCTCGCTCTCCTGTATGATTGGAGGCTGGATGCTCGTCCTGAGCAGACTGAGCCCCCCGGAGACTGGCTTGGGTGGCTCATTCTTGCCGGACGAGGGTTTGGTAAGACTCGCACCGGAGCCGAGTGGATACGTGAGAACGTAGAGAGCGGCAAGGCCGGGCGAGTTGCACTGGTTGGCGAAGACGCCGGCGACGTGCGAGATGTGATGATAGAAGGTGAGTCGGGCATTCTCTCCAAGAGCCCGCCATGGTTCAAGCCGAAGTATACTCCGTCCAAGAAGAAAGTTGAGTGGCCTAACGGGGCTAAGGCTCTAGTGTTTGCGGACAAAGATCCCGAGACACTCCGCGGTCCTCAACACGATTTAGCGTGGATTGACGAGCTAGCCAAGTTCCCCAATCAAGATGTTACATGGGACAACTTGATGTTCGGCTTACGACTTGGCAGTCATCCTCGCGTTTGTATAACAACCACCCCCAGACCGACCAAGCTCATTAAGTCCATGCGGAAGGATCCGTCGTTTGTGCATACGTTCGGCAGTACGTATCACAATATGGGGAATCTGTCTTCGGCCTACAAGAACATTGTAAAGCGATACGAGGGAACGCGCTTAGGTCGCCAAGAGCTACACGCCGAGATACTTGAAGACACGCCGGGAGCGTTGTGGACTCTGTCGGTTATTGAAGAGACGAGAGATCTTACCGCCAGCATAGAACACATGGATCGCGTGGTGGTTGCCATAGACCCCTCCGTATCTTCTGGCGAGAGCGCTGCTGAGGCGGGGATAGTGATCTGCGCCAGTAAAGTCATCGGCGGTGTACGTCACGGGTTTGTGTTTGGTGATCGTTCTACACAAGGAAGCCCCAGCGCGTGGGCGGGTGTGGCCATTCGCGCATACAATGAATTCTCAGCAGACAGAATCATAGCGGAGACAAACAATGGCGGTGAGATGGTTGAAGCGGTTCTTCGTAACGTTGATTCTTCTGTTAGCTATAGTGCCGTGCATGCTTCTCGGGGTAAGTCTACTCGCGCTGAGCCTATTTCTGCTCTTTACGAGCGTGGTCTTATACACCATGTCGGCGTCTTTACTGAGCTAGAAGATCAGATGACCACCTGGGTTCCGGGTGAAAAGTCCCCCGATCGCATGGATGCGCTGGTGTGGGGGCTCACTGAACTATTTGAGACAGCCGTCGTTGATTTGTCAATGGCCGCGTTTGGCGTGGAGCTGGTGGCGCACAGAGGATACCTGGAATGAGTATATTTTCACGCATAGCAAAGGTGTTCGCGACCGAGGAGAAGCCTCTCCCGGTAGAGAAGATTTTTAACGAGATCACATACGCTAACATCAACGGGCTGTTGTTTGGCACAGGTAAGGTTCCCATCACCGTATACAACCCCTCCAAGTTAGTCACGCGCAAGGGGTTGGAGATATTTGACGAGATACGGCGTGATGAGCAGGTTAAGATCGCGCTTAACTTTCGTAAGCACGCTATCCTCTCTACCGGCTGGAGTGTTGAGTCGCCAGACGGGATGGATCCGGAGTGGGAAGTTACTAAGTTCGTCAATGAAGAACTGAGTAAGATGAAGGGCACGTTCACGCGTAGGTTGTATCGCATGCTATCGGCGATGGACTATGGGTTCTCCATTACCGAGATGGTGTTCCACAAACGCGAAGACGGCTTGGTCGGGCTCAAGGATCTGAAGACTCGCAGACCTCACGACTTTATGTTTGAGCTGGACCCCCATGGAAATCTAGAGTACGTGGTTCAGAATAACGTGCGTTTACCTCCCAACAAGTTCATCGTCCACACGTACGACGAAGACTTTGATAATCCTTATGGTCACAGTGTCTTAGAGGCCGCGTATCGTGCGTGGTGGGTTAAGGACAACGCTCATAAATTCTTAGCGGTGATGCTGGAGAAGCTAGGTATCCCGCCCATCTTCCTGTCGTATAACGCGGATGTGTTTACGAAGGACGCGGACAAGCTCAAACTTCAGCAGATACTGAAGGATATGCAAGCCGGTACAGTTGGCGTGATTCCTCGCGGCAAGGAATCGACAGATATTGAGTTCTGGTCTCCAGAAATAGCCGGACAGGCTTCCTCGGTGTTCATTCCTTCCATCGAGCTGATGGATCGCGAGATAGCTAAGGCGATTTTACTGCCCTCGCTGGTTGGCGGCACAAGCGATGATTCAGTGGGCTCCTTCGCGCGCTCGCAAACTCATTGGGATTCATTCATGCTCATGACTGAGTCACAACGAAACGAGCTGGCTGAGTCGATAGCCCAAGAGCGAATCATCAAGATGCTCGTCGATATAAACTTCAACACCAACGGCATCTATCCAGTATTCAAGTTCATGCCGCGAGAAACCAAGGACATCCAAGCGCTCATGACGACGTGGGCGGCTTTGGCGGCGAAGGCTATTGTAAGCAAAGGGCCGGAGGATGAAGCGTTCATACGCGAGTTGTTGGAGTTCCCCGAGGCGCAAGGTGAAGAGGCGGAGGAGGATGGTGATGGGGGCGGCGATAAGAATAATGATCCTGAAGGTGATAGTAAGAGTGATCCTGAGGATGATGAGGATAAGAAGGGCGATGAGGATGAGGGCAAGAAGCCTGATGTGAAGGAAAACGCCTACAACCCGGACCAACCACGAGATGAGAATGGTAGATTTGGCGAAGGCGGGGGTGGCGGTCGTGGTGGCTCAATGAAGGGCGCGGTGCCGGAATCACAGAATAAAGAGCTAGGTAACGGGTTCTTCGGTACGATGGGTGATCGTGCTGAGGAGGCTTGGCCGTTGGCTGTGAGGGCTGTGTCAGACGCGACTAACCAGCCCCCGGAGGCCGCGCGCTCTTTCTTGGACAGCGGCTATGGGCGTCACTTTGGTGATGAGGTACAAGGAAGGATTGAAGGCGGGGGCTCGGTGCGTGCTGCGGTATCTGAAACTACACGGAGTTGGATGGCGCGCAAGACGCGACGTGATGACCGTCAGCGTGGAGCGCCCTTCGGCCCGCTGCTGGCTGGGCTCGTGGTCTCCACATCTAGCGCGGCTGAGGTGAAGGAAAACACCGTCAAGCTGTTCCGCCAGAAGACTAAGTTTGAACGACAGATTAACTTCGCACAGATCAAGGGTGATCTTACTGAGTTAGAAGAGCAAGCCGTGGCAGAGCTGAAGAGTGCCTATCGCAAGATGTACGACGGCCTCGTAGCTCAGATCCGCTCTGGCTATGAATCACGCGGCGCCGGGTTGGTGGATGATATCAAGCTGCGTGGAGAAAAGGAAATTAACGCCGCGATTCTAAGCATGATGAGGGCTGCATATGATAGAGGCGGTTCGCAGGTTATTAGTGACCTACCGAAAACATTCGCCAGTAAGAAGCGGCCGATCTCGGGGTTCGCACCCAAACAAGCAGTGGAGTATCTCAAAAAGAAATCAATTACCTCGGCGACCACGGCAAATGAAAAGCTACTCAGCAAAGTTAAACAGAATTTACTGAATGCCGCACGCGGTCAGAAGACCACCGGCGAAGTGATGGACGATATCAAGGTTGTCATGGCAGGCTACCTCGACGAGATGGGCAGCGGATACGTGGAGACGGTAGTGCGGACCAACCTGCTGGACTCATACAATCAGGGACGCATAACCGCCATGAGAGATCCAGATGTGGCGGACTACATCGCTGGCGTAGCGTACAGCGCGATCATGGATGAGCGCACCAGCCCAGTCTGTGAGCATCTTGACACGTTGGTGTTTAAACCCAACGATCCTGACTTAGACAGGCTAACGCCCCCCAATCACTTCAACTGTCGTAGTGTGCTGGTTCCTGTGATGATCGATGAAATGCCAGAAGAGTTCATCACCCCAGTGGAGAAGGCTACGGCCTTAGAGTTAGCAGGAGACTTCGCATGATCTTATTATCCTTTGTAGTTATGATGAATCTGTTGTTGTTTGCGCTTGCGCTTTGGATGTGGTGTAAGCTACGGAGCGAGGTGGTGGTGTGTATTCACAGGACCGGAATCAACACCGTAGACGTCGAGGTGTACAACGATGATCGGGTGACCTGCTTGGCGGGGGAGAGTCTGCCGATAAACGGTTCTATATACCTAGACACGGGCGGCGATATAAAAAGGGGCTACAATGAATACGCGGTGATCAAGTGAAGATCGTAGCCTTCATACTGCTGGCCGTAGTGATCATAACCGCGATGTGGTACGTGGGGGGGTTTGGCGATGAAAGCTAAGCACGAGATAACCATTAAGATGCTATATGAAGACGTCGTGGTGTTCTGTGACTGCGGGGGAGGACACGTGGAGTACTGCGTTTCCATTGGGGAAACGTTTGAGATAGACGGATATCCGATAAGACTAGAAGACATAGAGTGCAACGATGCTGAAGAGGACTGTGTGCATCTGGTAGTTGGTAAGCAGCGCGTTTCTCTTAGCATGCGGGACAGTCTTTCATGCTCAAGACGGTGGTGTCACTAATGAAAGTAACAAACATTCATCAGATCGAAATAACCTCGCGGTGCAATCTTAAGTGCCGTTACTGTGCGCACCCCTGGCACACTACGCACCGCTCCTCACAAGGCGTGTGAGTCGTGCAGTCTTATCATCGAGGGATAATACATGCTAGTTAAGAAAACGATAGACGGGAAAGAGTGGTGGCAGTGGAGCGAAGATGGTGAACTGCATGCCGGTCGCGAGGGTATGTACAAAGCGCTCGCTGATGGGGTCAACGATGAGATGCACTCCATCAAAGACGTGCCGATATTCGCAGTAGGCAAGCACAACGGTGAGGAGTTCACCGCGAAGGATCTGGACGACATCGCCGCTGCGTTTAAAGAGCTGGACTTCGCCCCCGCCCTTAAGCAGGGACATCGCAAAGAGCAGCCCGGTGATCCGGCGCTGGGATATGTAGACAACGTGCGGCGCGTAGGTTCACGCCTTGTCGCTGACTTCGTTAATATGCCGACGGTAGTCTATAATGCAATAAAGCGTAAATCGTATAACAGGGTTTCGTCGGAGATATGGGTAAATCTAGAGCGTGGCGGGAAGAAGTTCCGTCTGGCACTGAAGGCGGTGTCGTTGTTGGGGGCCGAGGTTCCGGGAGTGTGGGGACTTGCTCCGTTGAGTTCTTTACTCAAACATAGCGGGGAGGCCGATGTAAAGGCTTATGAGTTCAACTTTAATGAGGATAGTGATATGAGCAAAACTGTTGAGGAAATGCAGAAGGAGTTAGAAGCGCAGCAAGCGGCGGCTGAGAAAACCGCTGCGGATCTTAAGAAGTTTCAGGATGAGTCTAACGCCAACAAGGCGCGCGCCGAGTCGTTGGAGAAACAGGTCAAGGAGCTGGCCGCCAAGGATCGCACCCGCAGCATCGCCGAGCGCGTTACTAAGTGTAGTATCCCGGCGTTCCGCGAGGCGCTGACGCATGTGTACGAGCTGGCGATGACGGAAACTGTTAGTGAGCGTGTGTTCTCTATTGGTGATAAGAAGGTGGCGGCCGTGGAGGTCGTCGACTCCTTGATCAATGAGATCAATGCGAAGGCCGCCAAGCTGTTTTCTGAAGATGCTACGGTCGACGTGAAGCGTAAGGAAGGCGATGAACTGGACAACCCTGGCGAGGAGGTAGATCGTCGGGCTAAAGAGTTCATGGCTAAGAACAACGAGACTTCGTACAGCGCTGCGTTGCGGAGTGTTCTGATTTCGGACAAAGAACTTGCCGCGCGTTACAATGCGGTTAACTAAGAGGAGTATTAGGAATGGCTGAATATGGTGATCAAATCCCGTTACCCGCTTCGGTAGCGTCCGGCGATCTTAGTGGTTGCCGTAATCACTTCGTGAAGTACCTGGCGGCGAACGTTATCATGGTGGCTAACTCCGCGGCCGATACGCTCAACTGCGGTGTGTTGCAGAACGCTCCCAAGAACGGAGAGCATGCGTCCGTCGCTGGGTTCGGTGCGGTTAAGCTGACGATGGGTAACTCGTGCGGCGCCAATGCACTCATCACTACTACGACGTCTGGCCGTGGCACTCCTGCCGCGTCTGGCAATGTTATCCTCGGTAGAGCGCTGGAAGCTGCGGCGGCCGATGGTGAGATTGTATCGGCGTTCATCTTCCCCGTCTCTGGCCGCGTCGCCGTTTAAATAAAGGAGTAACGAAATGCCTGTCGGTCGCGAACTACACATTGATACCCCGCTGTCCAACTTGTCCGTGGCGGCCTTTGCCCGCTCCGGCGTGTACGTTGGTCAGCAGGTGTTCCCTATCGTTTCTGTTGGTAAACAGAGTGACTTGTATTACACGCTGGATAAAGACACTTGGATGCGGGTGCATAACACCGTCCGCGCGCCCAAGTCGAAGGCTCGCCGCATCGAGTTCAAGGTCAGCTCCGATTCGTACTTCGCCAAGAACTACGCGCTCGGTGCCGACAACGCCCTTGAAGACCTCGACAACGCCGACACCGCTATCATGCTGCGTGAGACCGGCGTGGAGCAGGTGGTGGACGGTCTGCTGAAAGACTACGAGCTGCGGTGCGCTACCAAAGCTATTAACGGTGCGTCGTCTGTTCAGCGTCTTACCGGCGCCAATGCGTGGGACGCTGTTAGTTCCGCGGACATCGTTGGTCAGGTGCGCGATGCTAAGCTCGGTATTTTTAATCGTACCGGACTCACTCCTAACTCCATCGTGCTGGATTATCAGTCGTATGAGTATGCGCGTCAAAATGAGCGGGCGTTCGAACGGTTCAAATACGTAGAGGGCGGCTTCCTCAGCGATACGCAGTTGAAATCGTTGTGGGGTGTAGATAACATCTTTCTTTCCAAGGCGATTTATAACTCGGCTACCGAGGGAGCGACCGCTGCTCGTCGTAGTATCTGGGGGCCGACGGCACTTGTGTGCTACATCAATCCGGTTCGCGGCCTTAAAGTGGCTACGTTCGGCGCCAGTTTCCGCTGGACTCCGGCCGGGTTCTCCGCCCCCATGGCGGTGACGCGTCAAGTGTTCGCGGGGGCTGGTACGGAGAACATCGAGGTGTTGGAGAGCCAATACTTCCAGGATGAAAAAGTTCTGGCCTCTGATCTTGGTCACTACATCAACACCAAATCCGGCGCGGCTTGGTAAGGAGACTATATGACGAAGCATATTTTCACCAATGCTTCGCCTGACGCGCTGGTTTTGAAGGAGGTCGTAAAGGCCGAAGTCTTCCGCCCCTTACCGGGCGGAGGCTACCCTGAGGAACCTAGTGACGTTCTGTGCGTAGGCGATTTAATAGTAGCGACGGGCCGGGCTTACTTGGCTCAGCGTATCAGGAGTGGCGACACTGTTGCGTCTGCTATGAACTACATGGTAGTTGGGACCGTAACAACGGCGGCCACGTTAACCGACACGCTGGTCACTGGGGAGGTGTTGCGTAAGGTGCTGTCGTACGGCTCGGCGTCTAACAACGTGTTCTCGGCGGTAGCTACGTTCGGCGGTGCGGCGGACAGCCTTACGGGCATTGCTCTGACGGAAGCGGGTATCACTAATCATGCGGGATCTGGCATGGGAACGTTGTATCA